CGGAGCTTGATGCGTATAGACTTGCGTCCTATGCACAGATATCTGGTGTAACAACCGTTAGCGCGAATCTCACGGACGGAAAAGTAGCGCTTGCAGCACTACGTACAGCTCGAGGAAAGATTGAGAATGCAGAGGCGAACCTTGCGACTTGTTATCTGTTTATCAATCCAGTTTTAGCAGGGCTGATTGATGATTTGGATACAACAGCTTCCAAGAAAGCAATGGAAGGATTTGCGGGCATTATAAAAGTGCCGCAGGGAAGATTTTTGAATAAAATCACACTTACTGCAAGTGGTGCTGGTGGATTCGCGAAAGCTTCCGGGGCATTGAATATCAACTTCATGATCGTGGACAAGCAGGCCGCAATCCAGTATCAGAAACATACGGTTTCCAAAATCATTTCTCCTGATCAGAATCAGAATGCAGATGGCTGGAAGTTTGGATATCGTACAGTTGGTATTGCTGAGTGCAAGGACAATAAGAAAGATGGTATTTACGTACACACTGTAGCCTCAGCATAAGGAGTGATTATATGAACGTGACATATGAGTATTACAAGGATTCTTTTGGCGGTTCTTTGATTTCAGAGAGCCGCTGGAATTCCTTGGAAATCAAAATGAGTGCCAGATTGAATAGATATACGTTTGATCGAATGACAGAGGGAGCTTGGTCTGCAAAAGCGAAGACAGCGCTCTGTGAGATGTGTGATTGTGCATATAAGTATGCTCAGCGTGACGGGAAAATGTCAGAGAATAATGATGGTTATTCCGTATCGTATGATACAGGCAAGTCATTAGACTCAATGCTGTATGAAATTGCAGAGGTGTATCTGGTCAACACAGGACTTATGAGTTTGGCGGTGGATGATAATGCTGACGAATGCAACGATTACAATCTATAACCGGAAAACCGGCAGTAAAACCACCTTTGACACCTGGAATCGAACGGTAATCCGGGGCGTGCATGTGTATGTGGACCATAAAGTATCTGCAGGTGATTCCGGACTTAACAGCGCAGAAGTGTACAAGATTCGTATTCCTACAGATGTGGAGAATGCAGATCAGTATCTTCCACCAGAGGAATATGTGAAGAAAGATAATCCGGGAGATTGCTGGACGATTCAGATTGATGATCATATTGTCCTGGAAGAATGTATTAAGGAGATTGAGAAGCCGGCAGATCTAAAAGATGTACGATTGAGACACTGTAAAGTATTGTCCTGGTCAGACAACCGCTTCGGAGGTCTCCCGCATTGGAGAATAGGAGGTGCTTAAGATGGCATCAAAGAAAAATTTCAGCATTACAACTCCAAGAGGAAGCGTATTCACAGAGGTAACGGCGAACGGTTCTGTCCAAGCGAGGCTTGAATGGAATCCGTCATTTGTCCGGACAAAAGCAGAGAATTTTTCGAAAGCTCAAGAGTTTGTCGATTCCGAATGCCTGAGATATATGAATCCGCTCACGCCAAGGAGAACAGGTATGATGATTAAGTCAGCAACACTTGGAACTGTGATAGGTTCTGGATCCATTGAGTACTTGACACCTTACGCCCGCCGGCAGTATTACGAGCATAAGTCTAAAGCGAGATGGTTCGAAAAGATGAAGGCAAGCAACAAGGAGGCTATTCTGAAAGGAGCAGAGCAGATTGCAGGACGGTAAGAAACCGATTATCCAGAGTATCCGGGATTATGTTATGACGTACCCGGATATTGATGACCGGAAAATTAATATTGATTATCTTGGCAATGGAATGGAATATTCTATAGACCCAATTGGGGCAGATCCTATTTATAAAAGATATGTAGATGGGAGCTGCCTGAAACAATTCCAGTTCGCATTCACTTCGAAAGAAGCTTATGATGGTGACGCCAGAACAGGCATTGCCAACAGTGGTTTTTATCAGGATTTTGCGGAATGGACAGAACAGAACAATTTAGACGATATCCTCCCGGAGCTGGACGGGCACGATGCTATACGGGTAGACGTGTTGCAGTCCGGCTATTTATTTAGCACAGAGGAAGATCTGGGGCGGTATCAGATGATTTGCAGATTGATTTATAAGTAGGAGGTACAAAATGTCAGGAGCAGATACAAAAAAGAAATTAGTCGGAAGACACAAAAGAGTGGCATTTATGGACGTTGCCGGTAACGGAAACACATATACCAGAATGACAGGATTCACGTCCATGTCTGAGAGCAAGAACGCTTCCGAGTACAGCCGCCATTATGTGGACGAAGAAAGTGAGAGAACAGATGTTGTGGGATATGCCCCATCAAACGATTATGAATTTGATCGCTATACCAATGATCCGGTACAGCAGAAAATCGCAGAGATCACAGATGATGAATTACTTGGCTCTGATGCACAGGTAAGCATCGTTGTGGTAGATCTTTTTGATATTAAGGCAGATACACCGAATACATGTGTTGCTAGAAAGCGTGATTGGAGCGTTGTTCCAGACAATTCAGGAGATGGAACTGATGCATTGATCTACAAAGGTAGCCTGAAAGCCAATGGTGAGAAAATCAAGGGTACCGCTACAACAACAGACAACTGGCAGACATGTACGTTTGAAGCGGATTAATAAAAAGATAGGAGAGTGAGCCGATGAGCCTTTTTAAATACGGAAATCTCGAAGTTGAGATTGATTTTACCGATGCGGATTTCCTGGACCGCATTGATGAAGCGAAGCAGAATTTGGAAGAAGACATGAAGGGAATACCTAAGACTGGAAAAGCAGCAGATATTGTTCGCGCACAGTGTCAGTGTTTCTTCAATTTTTTTGACTATATTCTTGGAGAGGGAACACACGAAGAGATGTTCCAGGGTAGAACCAGCCTCAACATGTGCATAGATGCATCAGATATGATTGGTAAGTTCGAGGAAGAGGAGGTTGACAAGTTGAACAAAAAGTATGACAAGTATACTGTTCAGCAGCACGGAAACAGACAGCAAAAGCGCAATTACAATAAGCAACAGGGAAAGAAGCACAATAAAGGAAATGTTAGTTATTATCCTAATGGTAACAGGTAGCACGCTATGAATATTCTGATTGATAAGTTTCCCAATACGGTGTGTGTAAACGGGAAAGGTTATGAGGTCGAGACAGATTTTCGGGAATGGATACGATTCACGAAGTTAGTGGAAGACGAGGATGTCCCGTGGCAAATTAAGTGCCGGCTATTATTGCAGTGGTATACAGATGGAATTCCGGACGATTTGGAAGAGGCGATTGAGGCTCTAGGGGATTTTCTTACAATGAGGCAGGATGGCGAAGAATCCGATGAGCCAATGCTCCCACCAAAACAAGTGTATTCTTTTGACGAGGATATGGTTTGGATTTACAGTGCATTTCGCGAATCGTACGGAATCGACCTGCAGTCTGTTCCGTATATGCATTGGTGGGAGTTTCAAACGCTGTTCATCGGACTTCCGGACAACACAGAAATCAAACAGCGCATTTTGTACCGGAATACAGACCTCCGGGATATCAAGGATAAGGACGAGCGCAAGAGAGTAAAGAAGATTCAAGAGGCAGTTGCTCTCAAGAAAAAGAAGCGCAGGAAAATGACAGATTATGAGATTGGAGATATGTTCGCATAATGAAGAATATGATCAGGATCCCGACAGAACGAAAGTGGTATAGATGTCCTTATTGTGGTAAGAAGTTATTGATTTATGAGGATACAGCCAAATGTAGTGGAGTGTATCTAAACTGTCGGGAATGTAAAAGAGAAATAAATATTAAGATTTAAAAGCACATGTGAGCCGTTGAGCCGTGCTATCAGAAAGGATGATAGTATGGCAGACGGATATTTGAATTTTGATACCAAGATAAATGAAAAAGGTTTTAATGAGGGCGTTAGTAAACTAAGCAGTCTCGGAAAAAGCGGACTATCCATAGTGTCTAAGGCAATGACTGGAGCTGTGGCAGCTGTAGGAACCGCTGCCGGTGTAATTATTAAGTCGTCACTTGGGGTTGTTGCGAATATGGAGCAACAGGTAGGCGGTGTCGAAACACTGTTCAAGGATAGTGCGGACACCGTAATCAAGAATGCTAACCGTGCATATAAAACAGCGCAGATATCTGCAAATGATTATATGTCTACAGTCACGAGCTTTTCTGCATCCTTGTTGCAGGGACTTGGTGGGGATACGGCTAAAGCAGCAGAGATTGCAGATATGGCGCTCATCGATATGGCGGATAATGCCAATAAGATGGGTACCAACATGCAAGATATCCAGAACGCCTATCAAGGCTTTGCTAAGCAGAATTATACGATGCTCGACAACCTAAAGCTAGGTTATGGCGGTACTCAATCGGAAATGATTCGATTGATTAATGATTCTGGAATCCTAAATGAAAAGATAAGTGATCTGGACAATGTCACATTTGACCAGATGATCCAGGCAATTCATGTAATTCAGCAGAATCTTGGAATTACAGGCACTTCAGCGGAAGAGGCCGGAGAAACCATTGAAGGATCTGTTAATTCTGCTAAGGCAGCATGGGAGAATTTCCAAGGCGGAGTAATAACAAGTCAAGAGCTTGTAGAAACATTTGGAACAGCAACTCAGAATATTCTCAAGAATCTTGGTGAGATAGTCCCAAGATTGGGAAAAACCGGACTTGAAGTTGTTGGGGCAATTGCTGATAAAATTGGCGA